AATATTGATTATTGACAGTTATACCAGCACCATTATTACTTGAGTAAAGTATTGATGAACTTGTATGATTTAACGTTATATTATTTCCTCCAACTATATTACCTAAAAATGTTGACCTTGTATCTGCTTGTAAAGTATTTTGAGTTGATGCTAATTGACCTACATTTATATTATTTGAAAAATTTATTGAACCACTTTGATGGTTTATTGTAATACTCTGTGCGGTAAAATTGTTTGATATAATTGGTAAAAAGTTTGCTAATGACGCTGTTGTAAAATTAGCACTAATTGCACTTGTAAGTATATTATTACTTGTTGATGGACGATATACTGAACCTGTTGATAAATATATTTGTGAACCAATTACATTATTTGAACCTGATATGTAAGAATAAAAACCAGGTTGTATAATTGATTTTCCTGCTAAGATAATATTATTACTACCTGATATAACTAATGAACCTGTTTGTACCGCTTGTGGAGTTTCATTAATAGCACCAAATATAATATTACCTTTAACACTTGATGATACGTTTGTAAAATCTGTTGTTTGATTTGGAGAGATTATATATAAATCACCAACCTCATTTAATGAACCTGTGATATTTTGGTCACCTTTAATATCTAATTCAATACCCGCTGAACCACTTAAAATTAAACTACCTGTGATTGATTGAGTATCAACTATTGAACCTGTTGTTATTAAACCATTTCTATCTCCACCTGCTGATGATGTTCCTGAACTTCCTGAGGTTCCTGTTGAACCTGATGTTCCTGATGAACCTGTTCCACCACTTGTACCTGATGAACCTGCTGTACCACTTGTTCCTGATGAACCTGCATCACCTTTAGAAACAAAATTCAACATTACATCTTGTGTAGGTATTGCAAGAGTACCATCTGTTTGAGGTGCGTTAACTCTATAATAAGTTCCAAAACTAGCGATACCACCATTAATATCAAACTTAGCTAATGTAGTACCTGTTAAAGACATTACATATAATATACCATATAAATTAGTGTCGTCCCAACTTAATATCCATGGACTTTGATTATAACCATTTACGTCCGTAGTACTTAAATATATTTGACCTGCTGCAGGATTAACTGCAAACTGTCCTGAAGCAATAGAACCAGGTGTTCCACTTGTACTAAATAAACTATAAATTGGTAAAGAACTTCTACCAGATGTACCTGATGTTCCTGTTGAACCAATTCCACCACTACTTCCTGATGAACCACTTGTACCTGAACTACCTGATGTTCCTGATGGAGTTGTATTGATAATAAATAATATATTATCGTTACCACTAAATTGATGTGTTGCAGTAACTAATGTAATACCAAAAGTATAATATGTACTATTATCAACTCTTGTTCCTAATGTCCATTTTTGATAATTATTTTGATTTGTTTTGTCTTGTAATATGATTACTGAACCAGCAGGTAAATTACCTAAAAATATATCAACGTTATTATTTTGTTGGTCTTGGTCACTTATATTTAAAAATGTTGCACCTGTTTGTGGTGCTTGGTTCCAAGTTATATATCCTGAACCAGGATCACCACTTGTTGAAACTGTTTTAGCTTGATAGTTAAAGAATGAATTTGATACACCTGATGTACCACTTGTTCCTGTACTACCACTTGAACCTGACGTTCCTGAACTTCCACTAGTACCTGAACTTCCATTAACACCACTAGTTCCTGATGAACCTGATGTTCCTGAAGAACCTGAAGACCCACTAGTACCTGAAGACCCTGAACTACCTGATGTTCCTGATGACCCACTAGAACCTGATGTTCCTGTTGAACCTGAAGACCCACTAGTACCTGAAGACCCTGAACTACCTGATGTTCCTGATGTACCACTTGTTCCTGATGAACCTGAACCAACAGGTACACCATTAACAAGATATTGTCCTGTTATATTATATGAACCTGTTACTGTTTGGTTTCCAATAAATCTATTACTACCTGTGGTTGCAAATGAACCTGTGTTAGTAAATGAAATTGGTGAACCATTAACGGTTAATGACCCTGATATATTTATTTGAGTTGTTGACATTTGTAACGGACTATTACCACCAATACCATCTTGTACTGTTTGTAGTGATGTTGTTAATCCTGTTGTACTGTCTGTTAGTTTCAATAATCCTTGGTAGGATTGTGATACATATAAATTTGTTAATTGTCCCACTGCTATATATTTTTTGTTTTTGTTTTATACATTCTTCCAATCTTTATTTACATTCTTCCATAATTCAGCTAACTCATACCATTTCTGATTTGTTGTTGTAAATGGTAACTCAGGAAGAACACATCTATTGTAATCAAACGGTTGTGTGATTGTCATGTTCATTGTCCATCCTGCTAATACTGTCTCATACTCTTCAAGGAATGGTTCACATGTTGCACCCCATTCTGTTTCGTATTCTGATAAATATAATACCGTGAATATATCATTACATATACTAAGGGTATCAGACATTAATTCTTCTTGATTTGAATAATCATCTTCTAATATATCTGATATTACTATTTGGAAATTGTATTTTAATTGATTTTGTTCTAAGTTTACATCACCAGGTAAAACATACATTCTTGGATATTCAGGTTCAACCCTTGTCTCTATATCCATTGTAAGTTGTTCTATGTCACCATAACCAAATGAGTTAATCTGTTCGTGTGCTACAGAAAGTAATTTGAAGTCTTTTAATATTTGTACATAGTTTACCTCATTAACACTTTCAGGTGGATTAAATCCTACGATAGGAAGAACACAGGTGTTATAATCAAATGGTTGTTCAATAGTAATGTTCATGGTCCATCCACCCAATACGGTCTCAAATCTTTCTAAGAATGGAGTAACAGGACTATTCCATAATGGTTCATAGTCTATTGTAAAACCACCGTACTGTGATGTATATGATTGATATAAGATGGTCCATAAATCCTTAATAATTTCTAAGGTATCAGACATTACTTCCTGTTGATTGGATAGGTCATTATTAACTTGGTCCAAAACAATAATGGAAAAATTATAATCTATTCTATTTTGATTTAATACAGTTTGACCAGGAACTACATAACATCTTGTGTATAATGGTTCCTTCTTTGTGTCAACATCCATGGTGATTTGTGTAATATCCCCATAACAAAATGAATTGATTTGTAGGTGATTGTAAGAAATCCCACTTAAATCTTGGATAATCTGATAATAATTGACCATATAAGTAAATATAAAAAATTGGTTAACGTGTCGTCAACTATATTGCACCATTTAATTTTTTTTGTAATCTTATTTGTTCCTTGTCATATTCAATCAAAAACGATAGTTGGTTTAGTGCTTCCATTACATTTTTTTTGTAAACGATTTCGTGTTTTGTAATATCATTCTCAGTGAGTCTGTTAATGACAAGGTACCACCCAAAGACTGATTGGAAGTCATTTTGAATATCATTCTCCACATAATCCATATAAGCCTTATTTGATTCCATATCGATAAGTTCTTCGTCAAAGATGGAAGGGTATAACTTGAAAATCTGCTTGCGTACTTGATAAAAAAAAACTGAGCTCCAATTAAGTAGTTGATATTTAGTTGTTTCTTAAACAGTTCTGACCGTTCTTTCATGGTCTCGACATTGTATTCCTCTATCTTAAAGTTATGTTGTGACTTCTCCTCAATGATTGGTCTATACATTATTGCTGCTAAGATGTGTAACATGTCTAATAACTCCTCAGGTTTCTTGGTTGAGATGGTATCAAGGTCAATGAATTCTGCAAAGGTTAAATCTTTCCAATTTGGAAAGAACCCATAGTGAATACCATTTAATTCAAATCTATCTACAAATGGTACATTATCTTTGTTTGGTAACAAGGATAATACGTGTGACGCTAAGAAAGATATATCCTCATACTCAGCTTCTAATAAATCGTTTATCGGTGCATCACTTACCATACTAACTAACTTAGCGGGTAGGTAATTATCTTCATCTGTAAATAAATCTTTAACCTTATATATTTTTACATATTGTTCAATGTTCATCACATCGGGTAAGAAATACTGTTCTCCGTCAATCTTAAATTTAATCATATATATTGTATGGAATATTTTCCTGTTGTTTTCATGTTCTTTATTTCGTAGTATATCCTCATCATGAGTGCATCACTTAAATCGGGTGACTTACCCAATATCTTCTTCATCTCATCTTTTGATTGGACTGATACCTTATTGTCTTTGTCAACGTCCTTTAATTTAACACTTAATAGTTCCTGTGTCAAGTCATCAATTACAGATGGGTTCATTATGTTGAGTGATATCTTTCCCTCTTTAAATAGTTCAGATAGTTTAACATAACACTGTGATTTTAAATTAGAATAGTTTTGTTTGTGTAATGGACTACTATTGTTTACAAAATTGGTTCCACGTATTTGGTCAGCAACTCCTCCACCGACACCATCACTATCCACAATGATGTTACTTGGATGTATTCCGTACTTCTCAATTAACTCCCTAATTTCGGACGATAATTCTGTGGTTGATAACTTACTAAACACAAGACATTCTAAGACCACCAGTCCACTCCAAATCATTACTACGGACCTATCACTACCAAACCGTGCAACGTCCACTGACATATATTTCTTATCTGTTGGTTCAGGTTTAAATTTGAATACAGAATTTGATATGTGGTCAAAGTTAAATAGACTATCATCTTCCTCATTGTAATTCCAATCACCCTCAAGTAGTCTACGTCTTTGTGCGTTGGGTAATCCCTTTAACATATCAATGTATGATGGTGGTAAATGGGGATTGTCCATTGGTAGTGCGGGAACAAACGCTTTGTTTAATTCTAATGTCTCTTGTATGAACGGAATGTAGAACTCTTTCTTAATCCAATTCTGACCAGGATTACAGGTTAGTAATACTTTTGGTATTAGATTATACTTATTTAACTTATAACGTATCCTTGA